AGTGATAGGTTTTTGTCTTAAATCACGGACAAAACAATCTGATGGAGAAAACATATTAGGAATACCATCACCCTTATCACCACGAATAACCTTTTCTTTTAAATCAAGTATGGGGTTATCTGATTTAACATATTTCTTTTGTGATGGATTATATTGCTTGACATTTGATCCATATTGTTGTAGTTGTAAAAAGTCACCATCGCTTGATAAAATCAATATCTTTTGATGTGGTGCAAATCTAGGTACAAGTGTGCCAATAATATCATCTGCTTCAGCACCTTCAACATCAATTACTTTATATGGGAAATTAGTTTTAAGTTCTTCTTTGAATTTAGATAACATATCAAAGATTAGATGCCAATCTAAATCAGATTTTTCTCTAGTCTTTTTACGACCGGCTTTGTAGAATGGAAATACTTCTTTACGCCAATACTTTCTATTATCACAACATAAGATAACTTCACCGTATTCACCTTTAAAGTTCTTAACGTGAGTTCTGATGATGTTTAATACCATATGACGAATTAGATTTTCTTCTAATTTGGTATTTTTTTGATTTGCTATCTGTGCCATAAGGCCAGCTAATAGCACTTGATTTAAGTCCACGAGTAACATAATATAATCCTTTAAGATTCAGAATAACCAGTATACTATAAATTAGTTACTTTGTCAACCTGATTTTTGCTTTACCGGTAAGTTTCTTTCTAAACTTCTTATCTTTTCTTAAAAACTTACCATCTTCAATGATTTGATTACAATCATCTATAATTTTTTCCCACCATACTATACATTTACGGATTTGTGTTTTGGTATAACAACTGTAAGCTTCTTTCATCTGTTCATCTTCGGTAACTAAAGCTTCATTCCAAACTTTTATCTCATTTTCAGCATGGGAAATGATTGCTTTAGCATGAACAGGTTTAACACCAACATTGTATAAGAAAGAGTAGTTTTTCCTATCAGCCCAATCTTTAATGTAATTGTCAAATAAACCTTCAACCTCACCCAATAACTCATGGGTTTTGTTGAGTGTTCTTTCTTGAATTGTGGGTCCTGTATATTCTTCTGTCATTCTGGTAATTCCGTTTTTTTCAATGCACCATACGCTTCATCAACAAATTCGTGTGATGTTGTTGATTTTTTAGCTATTATTCCATACCAACCATTTGGTATTAATTTTGAGACATAATAATATGGGTCTAATAATATGCCTTCAAATAAATCTAAATCAACAGTAAGTCCTTCTTTATCTTCTCTGAATAATATAACATGATACATTTGGCCTAAATCGTGTATTTCATATTTGCCTGGATCATTATACTTAAATCCTTCAAAATGAATAGACTTGCCATTTTTTTTCTGTTCTTTGGGAGGATCCGTTACAAAATAAAATGCATCATGGTCATGTTTAGCAAATTCTCTAAGTGTGTCTAGTATTGCGCTCAATGTAATCCTTTATATGTGATTTTCTTATTCTACACATTATCCATGTATTATAATAATCATCACTCATCATAACATCACGAACAAATTGTTCTTTAGCTTCAAGATAACTACATTCACCTTTTGATTTGCAAAGATGTAATATTTCTCTACTAAAATTATCTTGACCCAATTGTAACACATCTTGCTTCAATATGTCACTACTTCCATAGTAAGTTTGCCAATCAGAAAATACCTTATACTTTTTCTTTTTGCCTTTTACTTGTTTGGTTTTAGCAGAATAGAATAATTTTTTACCAATGTATTTCTTATTATTTACATTGTTTGTTATAAGATATACAAATCCGTAATTATCTTCTATTTGTTCTTCTAAAAAGTCTTTACCGTTATATTGCCAATTTAATCCCATTCGCCTTCTTCTTCTGTGTCATCATCTTCATTTATATATTCTTCTTGAATATCTTCGATAATTTCTCCACAGAACGGACAATATTCTGGCAGTTCTTTTGATACTAGTTCTTTCGTAAATTGGATTCCATAAGAAGAATCACAGTTAAGGCATTCGCCTACTAAAGCTTTGTTTGTCATTTGAGTTCCTTTTTAGGCCCAAACATCACTCCAATTACCAGATAATGCGCCTTTAGCATAATCTGTTGCTCTATTCTCAAAAAAGTTGGTGTGAGTTGGTGCGTTAATCATCTCCTCTACCCATGGTAAAGGATTCCTTTTCACTTTAAACACACCTTTTAAACCTAATGAGATTAATCGGCGGTCTGCTATATAACGAATATATTTCTTAACATCTTCTGATGTTAATTCTTCCATATCACCCATTTTGAAAGCAAGGTCAATAAACTTATCTTCAAGTTCAACCATTCTTTCAGCAATGGTGTAAATTCTGCTCTTTAAATCGTCTGTCCATATTTCACGATTTTCTTCTATATATGTTCTGAATAATTTAATCATGGATTCACAATGTTGTGTTTCATCTACAATAGACCATGTAACAATTTGGCCCATGCCTTTCATTTTACCATGACGTGGAAAGTTCAATAGCATAATGAATGATGAAAACAATTGCATACCTTCTGTAAATGCTGAAAACACAGCAATATGTGTTGCGGTATTTTCTTTTGTGGTATTCTGTGCTGATATATCTAAAACATAATCATGTTTCTCTTTCATTTCAGCATATTCTAAAAATTCATTGTATGTTGTTTCAGGTAAACCTAAAGTTTCAATCAGATGTGAGTAAGCTGCAACATGAAGTGCTTCACGAGCTGCAAAGCCCATCAACATCATTCTAACTTCTGGTTGTGGAAAGTATGGCAAATAATTCTTAACATAGCCACCTGCAACATCAATGTCACCTTGTGTAAAGAATCTAAAAATATGTGTTAAGAATTGTTTTTCTTCGTTTGTTAATTTCTTTTTCCAGTCTTTCACGTCTTCCATCATTGGTACTTCTGTATGTAACCAATGTGATTGTTCGTGCTTTAACCATGCGTCATAAGCCCATGGATAATTGAAAGGCTTAAAATATGTTCTATTTGATGCTAAATCTTTTACTTTGCTATCCATTAAATTTCCTTTTGCCAAAAAACTATTTCCCATTTACCATCTAAATGTTCAACAAGTGCTGAACAGCTCTCGACCCAATCACCATCGTTCATGTATACCATATCATTAACTCTTTTAATTTCTGGTTTATGAATATGACCACAAATAACGCCATCAAATCCTCTTTTCTTGCAATACTGTGCTAAGTTATCTTCAAAATGAAACATAAAGTCCATTGATTTCTTAACTTTATGTTTTAAATACTGACTCAAAGACCAATAACCAAATCCTAATTTATGTCTAAACCAATTGAATTTATTATTAAGGTCTAATACAAAATCATAGGCTTTATCACCAAGAAAACAAATCCAAGGTGCTAGTCTTGTAATACCATCAAACATATCACCATGTATAACCAAATAGTGTTTACCGTCAATACCAATGTGTTCTGCTTGATTTACTATATCAATTACACCAAAGTTTAGACCGTATGGAATCATTGGTCGTAAAAACTCATCATGATTTCCTGTTATGTATGTAACCTTTGTTCCTCTTTTAGCATGACCTAATATTCTACGAACAACATTAGAATGGCTTTGTTTCCATCTCCATTTATTCTGTTGTATCTTCCATGCATCAATAATATCACCTATAAGATATAGGTTATCGCATGTGTGGTGTTTTAGGAAGTTATTAACATATTCGGCTTTACAATCTTTTGTACCTAAATGTATATCAGAAATGAATATGCTTTTGTAATGTTTTTTTTTCATTTAAAAAACCAAATATATGTTGCTATTATGTTTACCATTGCAAAATAACTATTCTGTATCAATAATGGTATATTTTTATGCCTATGATAAAACTCATATGTCAATATTGTATGACCTACAACAAAAGCAGGAAAAGACCATTTCAACCAAGGTGTTTTTAATGCCATTGATGTGCCTGCTATGATGAATATCGTTGAAGATATCCATTTAATATCAAAATTAACCTTCACAAGCTATACAATCATTTCCTTGAGCGATTTGTGTCATATCAATTTCTTTGATAACTTGTCGTTCAATTCGTTTAGATACCTTATCTGCTTTACCAATCTTTTCAGAACGGCAGTAGTATAAAGTCTTTAATCCTTTTTTCCATGCCATGAAATGAATAGCATGAACATACTTAATATTAGCATCAGGTCTAAAGAATAAGTTTAGTGACTGTGCTTGGTCGATATATTGTTGTCTATCAGCAGCTAATTCAATAACCCAGCGTTGGTCAATTTCCATTGCTGTCTTGAATACTGCTTTATCATTCTCTGACATCCATTCTAAGTGTTGGACTGAACCATCATTAGCAATAATAGATGACCATGTATCATCATACCAGTTTTCTGGTTTATCTTTTGATACTCTAATTAGTAATTCATCTAACCATCGATTTTTATTTAAGAATGATCCGCTTAAAGTGTCTTGTCTATATGCATTAGCACGATAAGGCTCAATACTAGGGCTAGTGTTACCCATAATGATTGAACTACTAGCGTTAGGAGCAATAGCCATAAGATGACTAAACCGGTTACCCGTACCTTCGGCGTCAGGAGCTTCCCCACGTTCTTTACCCAATTTTTTATTTGCATTATCTAATCCTTCTCTGATGTGTTTGAAGATTTTATTGTTAGCAACTTTCGCCATAACGCCCTCAAAAGCAATACCATTGCGCTGTAGATAAGCGTGCCATCCAAGAGCACCAATACCAATACTTCTCTCTCGCTGAGCTGAGTATCTAGCACGACTAATGTTGTCAGGAGCGTTATCAATAAAATATGTAAGAACATTATCCAACATTTCAGCAACGTCATGCAAGAAATTGGCATCTTTATTCCACTCATCATATGTCTCCAAATTAAGTGATGATAAACAACATACCGCAGTTCTTTTCTCATCTGTTGGTAATATAATTTCTGAGCAAAGATTGGATTGATGGACTTTTAATCCTTTATCTTTTAACCATTGAGGCAAATATTCATTACTTGTATCGATATAATGAATGTATGGTTCACCTGTGTGCATCCGTAATTCGATAATCATTTGCCATAGCATCTTTGCTGAAACTACTTCTCTAACTTCACCTGAATGTGGGTCTTTTAACTCCCATGAATCATCTACATTTGGATCCAACATAGACTTTTCAACAAGATTCATAAAGTCATTGGTAATATTTATTCCATGGTGAAGATTCAAACATCTTACGTTTGGATCACCTGTAGGTTTTCTCATTTCCAAGAACGGAATGATATCAGGATGCGATATATTTAAATAAGCTGCATAAGAACCTCTTCGTGTTCTTCCTTGACGATAGGCGAGTGAGGATGCATCATAAATTTTAAGATGAGGCATAACACCAGTTGATTTATCATCAGCAGAGCGAATACCAAAACCAATACCAACACCGCCGCCATACATTGATAACCAATTTGTTTCAGATAGATTATCTACTAAGCCTTGTGATGTATCTTCAATATAATTTAAGAAACATGAAATTGGCATTCCTTTTTTAGAACGACCAAAAGATAAAATAGGAGTAGCATATGATAACCAATGCTTTGAAGCATAATCATATAATCTTTGTGCGTGTTCTGGATTACTACTGAATGTTTTTGATACAAAAGCAAATCTGTGTTGTGGAGAAGTTTCATCTTCTCTCATGTATGATTCTTTTAATCTTTTAATTCCTAACTCATCAAATAAATTATCTCGTTGTAAATCTATTTCAATTCCTAGGTAGTTCATGTATTCGCCTTTTCTCCGTAATTCCAAATTTCGTTTTTATATTCTTCGGACCAATTATCGTAATATTTGGTTTTCTTTAAACTCTCACGAGCACTTAATAATTTATCTTTTGGTTGGGCAAGTATTATTGGATAATGACCATTACCTGTGTTTACTCCATTAATAAAACCAGGATCTGCTGGATGGTCTTTTAAAAAGATTAAGTCATCTCTTTTTGCCTGTAGCTTACTTATTAAATCTAATAGCTCATCATTTGTGAATTTATTAATCGTATTGACAAAAATAATTAGCTCAAAATCATAAATAGAATTAAAAGTTTTTATGTATGAGAGTATATATGATTCCGGTTCTTCATTAAACTCGGTTACAAAAACTTTTTTATCTTCAAATGCTTTTTTAGCAAA